AATCTCTCCATCTCCGCCAAACGAACAAAAACCACCGTAAATACGGTGGTTTTCTTTTGTATACACGATTTTTACACGATTGTGTTCAATATCTTCACCGCACGTTCTTCCTCTCGTGGGTAGAGGTGTGAGTAGGTGTTCCATGTCATTGATATGTTTGAATGTCCAAGACGTCTTGCTATCTCCTGAATGTTTATGCCCTCATTGGCGAGCAGGGAAGCGTGGCTGTGACGGAAGTCATGAATACGGATACGTTTGACACCTGCCAAGTCTGCAAACTTCTTGTTGGTCTTTTCAAGGGACGTGTCACGGATAGGACGCTCACCGCCGCAGATGTACATATCATCACTGAACTTTGGCACTACTTTCTTACAGCGTTCGTAATGTTCTGACAGCACTGCTCTTAAAGGCTCTGGTATCTGTATCGTCCGTATGCTTGGCTTGTTCTTTGGCGGCGTGATACGATCACCGCCTTTGAGCTTCTGAGCAATGCTCTTGGTGATAGATATGTAGCCGTCTTTTATATCCGTCCATTGCAGGGCGTATATCTCGCCTTTTCGCATACCCATGTAAAATGCTATGTTGAAAAATACATAGTAGTTCCATTCGTACATTGAGCCGCCGTCCTCTGCTTCCTGAGCATAATTCTTAGCTGCCGATATGTATTTCTTGAACTCGTCAGGCGTGTAGAAAAGCATTTCTTTCTTGGCTTCAAGGGGCGCTTTGAAGTTGCCTGCGGTGATAACAGGGTTTTTCGGAATGTATTCCATTTTCACAGCATAGTTCATCATTGCACGAAACTCGCCATAAATGTTCTTTCGTGTGACGATAGCCAATCCCTGTTCTGACAGCTCCTGCTTCCACTTCTGCACCATTGGTACGTTCAGATTATCTATCCTCACGCTTTCAAAGGTGGGCAGGACGTTCTTTTTCAGTATTCTTAGGGACTTGTCCAGTGATGTTTCACGGACCTCTGAACACTTGGCGGTGATGTACTCCGTGAATAGCTGTCCGATAGTCATTTTTGGAGCTATCTCTTTAGCATTGATCTTTTGTGTAAGCTGGATTTCAAGCTGCTTAGCCGTCTCTGCACCAAACGCCACACGGTCTATCTGATGAGACTTTCCGAAACTGTCCGTATAATTGATACGCACACGATATTTTTGCAGGCCGTCTTTTCTGATGTTCTTTCCGTTCTTGTCCGTCATTTTGTAGATCGGCATAAATATTCCTCCTATTCTTGACACTCCAAAAAAAGTGTGCTACAATAAAAGGGCAGAATTCGCCCTTTCTTAATGGGTTAGTGTGAATTTGAATCGAGCTGATATTGGTAGTATCCGCTCTGCTCGCCTCTGAGTGTTGGTAGCACTTGGGGGCGAGATTTTTTTCTGTCAGTATTTGCGGTACTGGCGTTTTTTTATTTATTGTATTTGTATACAACTTCTTTTTTGTAATTATCAGGGTTTGTCATATAAATTCTATTCACTGTAAGCGAATTATCAATACAAGTGCAGTTTATTTGAAAACAAGTGTAATTTTTCCATATAATTATCTTCAATGAAACAATATCTCCACTAACGTTGAAATTCAAATCAGCAAATATTTCATCATTAGGATAATAAAGTATTGTGTAAGCTGCTTTTGGAAATCTATTTTCTTTTTTTGTTAATGGATTAAAGGCTAGTTGCAGATTGTAATTTCCGTTGCTGTTCATTTGGCTATTAAAAAGAGATTTTTTGAATTGTTTATCTGGTATTGCTCTATAATGCCTTTTGGCTTGTAGAATTAGATTATTGATTAAATCAAGATAGTCTAGTGCGATAGATTTGTTAGAATGTTCCAACAAGTAGTAACAATCACCATTTGCTCTAGGAGTAAGATTACTAAGGTCGAATGGTGACATAATAGCTGATGTATCAATGACTTCACCTGCTGTAGTTACTGTCTTTGCCGGAACACTTATATTGAATTTGATCTCTTTCTTGTTTGAACACGCATTGATGAGCTTTTTTATTATCATGTTGTCACCTCACAAGCTGCTCATAAAGCAAACAGCCTTGCCGAGAATGCGTATAGTGTCAAGTTCCTCGTTGATATACACAAGTGGCTCATACGCAGGATTTTCAGGATTGAGGATAAGCTTATGCTTTTCAGGATAATAATAGACCCTTTTCAGCGTTGCCTCATTATCAATTATCACTGCTGCGATCTCGCCGTTTTCGACCATTGGCATTTGCTTGATAAAAACGATATCGCCGTCAAATATTCTTGCGTTTATCATACTGTCGCCCTTAGCTTTAAGGCAGAAGTCAGCGTGGATATCAGTATCAGCCATTACATAGCTCTCGTGATCCTCGTCTGCAAAAATTGGTTTGCCGCAAGCTATCTCGCCGACCATAGGAAACTTTTTAAGTGCAAGCGGTCTGATATTGTCAAAGTCATTGAAAATGCTATCAGACGTATCCTCAACAGTTTCTTCACCTGTGATAAGTGAAACAGGATTGAGTTTAAGCACCTTTGCAAGTTCGGATATCTTATCCCTTTTCATATTTGATATAAAGCCGTCTTCCCACTTCTTTACTGTACTCTTGCTAACGCCAACAGCATTGCCCACATCTTCAAGAGTAAGTTCGAGTTCTGTTCTTCTTTTATTTATAAGTTTTCCTATGTCCATAATTTGTGACCTCCTGATTTGGATTGATTATATTATAACATATAAGTTTCTAAAATGCAACTACTTTTTCAAAAAAGTGAAAAAAGTTTCCTAAAGGGGTTGACAATGCTATTTTGATATGATATACTGAAAGTGTCCTAAAGGAAACAAAGACAAGAAAGGACGGTGAAAGCAATGAATATTAATGACCTTAATGCGGAGATAGCAAGGTGTGGTCTGACCATTCCAAAACTCGCTGAGCTAATAGGATTGGACAAGAAAACGCTGTATTCTCGTATGAAAGGGGAAACTGCGTTTAAGCAGCCTGAGATTGCAAATATCTCCAAAGTGCTGAAACTTACGCAAGAAAAGATACTTGATATTTTTTTTGCAGACGCAGTTTCTTAAAGGAAACAAGTGATTAAAAAGGGGGTGATAAGAATGAACGAAAATCTTTCAACACTCAGTTTAGACGTTGAAAAAGGAGAATTAAAAGTCAACGGAAAAGATATGTCAGATGTATCGTACTTTAAGCTTGAATTTAATGGTGCTTGGTCATTGACTATATCTGAGGACTTTTACGTCAATGGCAAAAAAAGATCACCTGAAAATTCAGGTGATAAGATCAAGGGACAAATTTTGAAATAAGGTCAAGTACATCGGAAAGACCGTTTTTAAATCGGTTTTCCATATACACAATGGTCTGATCGAGAATATCAAAATCTCCGCCAATGTAAACTTTGATGTATCCATTTCTTGCGAGTTCCAATATGCAATCTGAAATGTCGCTGTCATACCATTTTGATAAGTCTTTATCGCTTTTATAAAAGTCAATTTCAAAACGACGTGATTCAGCCTTTGATTCACCATTTTTACGGCGTTCAAGGTACATTTTGTATATGTAACAAATGACCTTTTCAGAATCCTTTGTAATATTCATAAGTTTGCCTCCTCTCTTTGTAAGATATAGCCATTGTATCACAACTGAGGAGAAAATGCAACAAGTGATTAAAGAGGGGGTGAGAGGAACGTGGAAAAGAAAATTACTGCTACTCCAAGAGGATGTGACAGTGCCAGGGTTGAGCAGGTGATTGTAACAAGATCACAATATGAGGAGGGCAAACGTTGAATTTGAAAAAGATAGCGTACTATCTCGGTATTGCGTTGTGCCTAGCAAGTCCGCTTGCATTCGGTATATGTATGCTAATAGGGCTTGATAACACAATTCCGTTGTCTCTCATGATAACTAGCAATGTTTGCAGGATATGTTCGCTGGAAGCAGAAATGACAGAAAACACAATGAGGAGTGACAAAGCAATGAAAATGTACAAAGTAACAACAGTAGACCAGTATAGTCGCAGGTGGGTACATACAGTATTTGCCAATAGCAAGCGTGAGGCTATGAAAAAAGTAAGCGTTTTTGTTACGCCGCATGAAACTCTTTTGACTATCGAGGAGGTGAGATAAATGAGGTCACCTGACATTGAAATGGCAGTGCGGCTGTACTATGAAAAGCCCGAAATAACCAATGCGGATATCAAGGCACTGTTCGGCACTGGTGAAACGCAGACTATCAAGATCAAGAAAGCTGTTAAGGAAGAAATGGCAAAGCGTGGCGTGAAGTCATGGCTGCCGCACTCGGTCAATACCGAGATAGCCTACGAGATGTGGGGCATTGATATCGACAACTTCGAGAAAAGGCTTAAAAAGCTCCGCACGCTTTATGGAAAGGACGTGAGAAAATGATAGCCGTGTTAGAGATAATCAGGTTTGCCGCAGCGGTAGCGCTCTTGGTGGTGCTTGCAATGTATGTAGCGTACAGGTGGTATGTAAGCGTAAAAGAAACTGCCTACGAGGAAGCAGAGAAGAGCATAAAGCGTGCGGTGAGAGAAGCAGGCAGACCCATAGTCAAGGTCGAAGTTGAAATGAAAGGAAAGTGGTAATGAACATTGTAGGAATACTGCTGATAACAGTAGCCGTGCTTGCAGGGATAGATGTAGTGATGTATCTTGTGTTGAGCGTGGCGGATAGGCACTGGGAAAAGAAATTTGAGGAGGACGAAAACGATGATAGTGATGAGAGAGGTATTTAAGAGGGACAAGCCCCTTGACAACGGCAGTGGAGCGGTAAGCCTTTGCGTGTTCCATTCAAATGTCAAGCCTGATGAGTGCGGTGCGCTGACAGTAACGCCAACGAAGGACTACTGCCGTAGATGTGCATTCTACAAGACCCGTGAGGACTTCGACAGAGGTCTTGGCAATGCCGCAAGGTCGCTCCGTGAGAAAGGGATTGAACCTGTGAAGAAGATGGACTATGACGGCAAGCAGTATATGAGCGTAAGACCTATTGGAAAGGAGAATGACGATGATAACGAAAGAGGAGTTTGAAAAGGCGGTGGAGGTTTGCACTGACGGAAATATGAACTGCACACAATGTCCGCTTGGCAAAAGATTTTATAAATGCGGCGTATATTTTACCCGTTACATAAAAGAAAACGAGCCTGCACCTGCGGCAACAGGCACAAGCTCTGAGGTGGTATCAAAAGATACCAATTCAACACACCTTGATGATAGCACATTGCTTGACATTTGTCAAGAAGGAATAGAGGAAATGGCGAAAATAGCCCTCGATGATTACCCAAACGAATTCCTGGCAGGATATGTTGAGGCTTTCAAGCACAACATCGAGAGGCTGAGAGGCGAGCAAAGTGACTAGCTATTCATGTTTGGACTGCAAACACTTAAAAGGCTGTTTGGAGAGTAGCAGACGTTACCCCTGCAGAGATTTCAAGCTGGCAGAGCCAGCAATATTGGAAAGGAGAGGTCGAAAACATGACAGTAAAAGAAAGGCTTGACGCTATGGCTGACATGGCATTAATGGAACTAAAAATGGAAAAAACGCAAGAGTATGGGACTGTTACCGAAGGCGTTTACCCTATGATGATAGGCGACGTGTGGACGTTTGACGGAGCAATATCGGGTGTTCAGATATTTCCACCTGACATTCATGCCGTAGCGGAAGAGGTCGGAGCTGAGGTGCTGGAAAACGGAACTGAATCGTATTTCATGTACAAAAATATCGCATTTTTCAAGTACAAAGGCGGTGTTCCAAATGCGTAGCAAATACAATACCTGCGTGGGCTGTACAGCCTTAGGTCTGCCTTGCAAGCACTGCGGACTTGACCGCAACGTCACCACATACAACTGTGACAAATGTGGCAACGAGATAGACCCTGAAACAGAGTGTATGTACATATGTGAGAATGTGGAATACTGCAAGGATTGTTTCAGGGAAATGCTTATCGACCGCATATCTGAGAACGAAGACGTAGAAATAAGTGATCTGGCAGCTCTGCTAGCTCTGGACTACAAAGAAGATGATCTTTATGATTATGACGAGGAGGACTATGACGAATGAAAAAACAAATGTCTGCGGAAGATTACCGCAATAATGAGGCATTCAGTCGTTCTCAGCTTTTCAAGCTGTCAAAGTCGCCTGCACACTTCAAGTACGCCCTTGAAAATCCCGAAGTAGAGACCCCTGCGCTTGCTTTCGGCACAGCCTTCCATGCTTATGTTCTTGAAAAGGACAAGTTCGATAGTGAGTACATAGTCGCTCCGAAGCTTGACAGGCGTACCAAAGATGGCAAGGCGCTTGCGGCTCAGATAGAAGCGAGCGGTAAGCGCCCCATAAGCGAGGACGCTTTTGCACAGATACAGGCAATGGCTGAAAGTGTGATGTCAAACAAGTATGCTGCCGCTTTGCTTAACGGCGGTGAACATGAAAAATCATACTTCTGGACGGACAAGCTCACGGGACTTAAGCTCAAATGCCGCCCCGACTGCCGAACGGATCTAAGGTCAACGTCTGTCATAGTAGACCTAAAAACCACAGAAAATGCCGATACGGACAGTTTCATGCACAGCTGCATAAAGTACGGCTATGACTTGCAGGCGGCTATGTACACAAAGGGTGTGTCAGAAATTGAGGGCAAGCCTCATAGATTTGTTTTTATCGCTGTGGAAAAGTCACCGCCATATGCCTGCAATGTCCTTGAAGCCGACGACTTTATCATACAGAAAGGCACAAAAGACCTTAACGACTATCTTTACACTCTCAAAGAGTGTCTTGAAACAGATAACTGGTACAGCTACAACGGTAGAACCGGTGACTTGAACGTCATAAGTTTGCCAGGCTGGCTGGCAAGAGAATACGAATAGGAGGACAAAACAATGGACGAAATAACAAACGCAGTAACAGTAACACCGGAAGTACCGCAGAACAGCACTATGCCCCTTGACAACATCAATCAGGGTACAGTCGCAATCGAAGCAAGCAGAGCCATTGCAGAAGCACAGGGTAAGCTTGTTATCGCAAAGAGATTTCCACGCAACGAGATACAGGCTTTTGCCAATATGAAGAAAGCTTGTCAGCGTACAGGGCTTGCAAATAAGGCATTTTACAGCTATCCGAGAGGCGGAGAAACTGTGTCAGGACCAACTATCAGGCTTGCGGAGGAACTTGCAAGGTGCTGGGGCAATATAGACTTCGGTATCAAGGAGCTTTCGCAGGACAACGGCAAGTCAGAAATGCAGGCGTATGCTTGGGACCTGGAGACGAACACAATGTCGGTGCAGAATTTCACCAATCCGCACGCAAAGGAAGTCAAGGGCAAAATAAAGACCCTCACAAGCCTGCGTGATATCTATGAGAACAATGCCAATATGGCAGGGCGCAGGCTCAGAGCAAGAATACTTGCGGTACTTCCTGCGGACTTCGTTGAAGAGGCTGTGGCGGAATGTAGAAAGACCCTTGCAGGAAAGAATAATATTCCTCTTACGGATCGTGTAAGAAAAATGGTGGTGGAGTTTGAAAAGCTGGGCGTTACGCAGGAAATGATAGAGAAACGTCTTGGCAGAGGTCTTGACACCATGACAGCCGAAGATCTCACCGACTATATCGGCATTTTCAATTCGCTCAAGGACAAGAACACAAAGGTGTCTGAGTGGTTTGAGTATGAGAAGATATCTACAGATATCTCAGCAGAAATAGACCAGCTCCAGACAGAGAAAGAGCAGGTGCTTTAATGCGGGCAAGATTACCTGACGGCTCCGTCATCATCAGTGGCTTCCTTGCAAAGGACGCAGAATACAAACAGGTGGGCGGCAATAACTCGTCGCTCACCAAGTTTGCAGTAAAAGTGGGCGAACGTCAGCCAAAGGCGCAAGGTGAGCGTGGTGAAGCCGTATGGGTGAGCTGTCAGTGCTGGCACGCAGTAGCAAGAGCCACAAAGGCGTTGAAAAAGTTTGACGTAGTGCTTTGTGTTGGCAAGGTGGAGAAAAAGCCATATACCAGCAAAGACGGCGAAGAAAAAGTTGACGTACATCTTGTGTGCGAAGCCGTTTTTGTACAGCCTACCGCAGAAGCAGCACCCCCGCAAGAGCTAGGCAGTGACCTTTCCGACTTCGAGGAGGTGTTGAATGATGAGGGAACGCCATTCTGACGATATCATTGACGTTGATGCGAACGAGGAAAAGCATTTTGATATCGACATGAGCGATGCAGAAGCGGTGAAAAACGCCGTTGCTGTAAAGTATACAAAAGACGATTTTCTCTATACAGAAAAGCCATACGAAGCGATATACGATTACAAAAACGACCCTTTCATGCACAATCTGAAAATTGAGCAAATGGCTCAACAGGCGGCAGAGGTGGGTGTAAAGACGTTCAAAGGACTGTATAAAAACTACGTCAAAATGCGAGAAATGCAGCGTGGGGCGAACGTTATCATCAATAACCCCACTGCGTTCTCAGGTCCGTATATGCAGCTTGACGCAGGCAAATACAATGTTGATGACGGTGGTGTGTATCTTATCGACGAAAGCGGTAACTATCACGTTATCTGCCACCATCCGATCATACCCTTTGAATGCTTGCAGAACATTGACACAGGTGAAGAGAAGCTCAACATAGCTTATCGCACTCGTGGAGAGTGGCAGGAAAAAGTCGTTTCAAAGGAGATACTATATAACAGCCGAAACATTTCACAGCTAGTTAAATGCGGTGTTGATGTGTCTTCTGAGACCGCCAAAGAGCTTGTTTCATATTTCCAGGAGATAGAGAGCCTTAACCGCAATTCTCTGCCGCTGAAAAGATCAGTGGGCAGGCTTGGCTACATAAACGGCGCAGGCTTTTCACCATACGTTGAGGGGCTGACATTTGACGGTGAGCAGAATTATTCCACCATTTTTAGTGCTATAAAAAGTCATGGCAGTTATGAGAAATGGAAAAAAGTCGCTATAGATTGCCGCAGGAAAAGCGTGATCGCAAAGATATTTCTTGCGGCGAGCTTCGCAAGTGCGCTTATTCAGCCACTAGGCGGTCTGCCGTTCTTCGTTCATCTATGGGGCGTTGACTCAGGCACAGGCAAGACAGTTGCATTGATGCTTGCGGCTTCTGTTTGGGGAACTCCCGAAATGGGCGAATACATTCAGACGTTCAACAGCACAGTTGTCGGCCACGAGCGAACAGCAGCGTTTCTCAACAGCCTGCCGTTTCTCATTGACGAACTCCAGCTGAGCAAAGATAGTCATGGCAGAAGCCGATTTGACGTTTATCAGCTTGCTCAGGGTGTTGGACGTTCTAGGGGCACGAAAACAGGCGGCATAGAACGCACACCAACATGGCGAAACACTATCCTTACCACAGGCGAAAGCCCCATAGTGGGCGGTTCAGCAGGAGCAGGAGCGGTAAACAGAGTTATCGACATTGAATGTACAGCAAACAATATCGTGATAGCAGACGGCATGGCAGTATCAGCAGTGATAAAACAAAACTACGGCTTTGCAGGGCGAGAGTTCGTTGCAAAATTGTCCTCTCAAAAAGCCTTGACAATGGCACAAGAGGTCTATAACGATTATTTCGCCAAGCTCTGCAAGTCGGATACAACAGAAAAGCAGGCAATGGCAGCGGCAATGATACTCACGGCTGATATGATTGCAGAAGCGTCCGTGTTCAAAACGAATGAGCCACTAACAATTGACGATATTTCGTCGTATTTGCAGACCAAAAAATCGGTATCAGCAGGTGAACGAGGGTATCAGTATATGTGCGATTGGGTGGCGTCCAACAGCAAACGCTTTGCTACAGGCGAAGACAATAACGGCGAAGTGTTTGGACTTATCCAGGGCGATTTTGCGTATATCATACGCTCAAAATTCGACGAAGCGGCTTCAAAACAGGGCTTCGACACAAGGGCGTTGCTTAGTTGGCTGAAATCTAACGGTAAGATACTTGTGAGAGGGCGCAACAACACTCGTGGCAAGCGTATCGGTGGCGTGAACGTTGAGTGTGTTGTGCTGAGATTGCCCGACGAAACACCGGACTATTACACCGAAGAAGAAATGCGTGGGACGGATATATCGGATTTCGGCATTTTGTGAGACATAAGTCCCACGAGGAAAACAACGTAAATGCGTGGCTTTCTGCATAGTGTGGGACTGTGGGACATTTTCCCCCTATATATACCTGTTTTAAATAGGTGATATAGAATCACGGCTTTGTTCACACATTGTTAAAATATATGTGTGTTTTCCTATATAGGAAAATGTGCGAATTTGTCCCACAGTCCCACAACACCCTGAAAAGTGCGTAAATACGCATAGTTTTCGTGTGGGACGTTTGTCCCACGCTGTCCCCCACGTCCCACATAAGGAGGAATGATATATGAACATGAAAGATGAAATAAAGCAGGCAGAGGAGAATGGTTTTCAGTACATACCGCCTTACAAGCTTGCGGAAATGATGAAAGTATCAGGCAAGATAGTGAAGATACTTACTGAAAACACTACAGCGGTCACGCTTTGCTATGATGATATGAAAGTTGTCATGAGGATAGTTGACAATGTGCTTTCGCAGGGCATACAGAAAGGCGGAGATGTATGAGAGCTAAAATAAAGCTCCGTGACTATCAGCAGGAGTGTATAGATAAAATAACGCAGGCAGGGCAAGGAAAACATCTTGTGCAAATGGCGACAGGTCTTGGCAAGACAGTGACTTTTGCAAATATCCCACGTCATGGACGTATGCTTATTCTGTCACACAGAGAGGAACTTGTAAATCAGCCTCTGAAATACTTCGACTGCGCAAAAGGCATAGAGATGTCAAAGTATCATACTGACGGCAGCGAAGAGGTGGTTTCTGCAAGTATCCAGACCATGACACATAGGCTTGACAGGTTTTCACCTGATGATTTTGATATCATCATAGTGGACGAGGCTCACCATGCAGCGGCAAACAGCTATAAAACTGTCATAGATCACTTCACACCACGTCTTCTGCTGGGCTTCACAGCAACGCCTAACAGGGCTGACAAATGCAGACTGAATGATGTGTTTGATGATATCATATTTCAACGTGACCTGCGTTGGGGCATTGAACATGGTTATCTGTGTGATATCCTCTGCAAACGTGCTGACATAGGCTATGACCTTTCAGCGGTACATACACGGCTTGGCGACTACGCTCCGGGCGAGCTAGCAGAAGCAATGGACGGCACTGCGGATGCTATAGCACAAGCGTATAAAGAACACGCCAAAGGTGCAACGCTTATCTTTGCGGTATCTGTAGAACAGTGCTACGAGATAGCAAAACGCATCGAGGGGGCTGAGGTAGTCACAGGTCAGACTAAGGACAGAGCTGATATTATACGCCGTTTCACTCAGCGTGAGATACCTTGTCTTGTTAATTGCATGGTGTTCACTGAGGGTACTGACATTCCCCTTGTGGAAACTGTTATCATAGCAAGACCTACACAGTCAGACGCATTGTATACGCAAATGGTAGGCAGAGGATTGAGGCTGCACCCTGACAAGGACAAGCTCACGCTTATCGACTGCGTAGGAGTAACAGGCAAGGCAAGCCTGAGAACAGCTCCAAGTTTGCTCGGTATTGACATTTCTGAGCTGTCAAAGAAGAGTCAGGACAAAATGGAGGGAATGCTATTTGAGCTTCCTGAAAAGGCTACTATGATGTCGGATTGTCCTGAAAGCTGGATAAAGAATGTTCGTATCGTTGACCTGTGGGCGCAGGAGCAGAAGTATAATACCCATGACGTGAACTGGTTTAAGCTGCCGGATGGCGATATGAAATGCAGTCTTGGTAAAGGAAAAACGCTGAGGATATCTGCACCCGACGCTTTGGGCATGGCAGTATGGCAAGGACAGAAAATGCCTATGCAGCAGGCTCTTGACGAGGCGTACACAATTCTCTGCGAGCGTGAAGCAGATAGCAAATGCTTGTGGGATCTGAATATCTGCCGAAAGTGGGGCAAAGCACCTGCTACTGATAATCAGAAAAACCTTATCCGCAGACGTGGCAGAAAGTATCTGAATAATTCGGATATCGACATAGAAAGTCTGACAAAGTTTGAAGCAAGTCAGATACTCAACAGGATAATGAAAGGGTGATGATATGGCAAGAAATGAAGACAGAGAGCAAATGACCCTTATCAAGTGGACGCAGCAGGCAAGCATTCGCAAGGCTTATCCTGAACTGAAACTGCTCTTTCACATACCGAATGAACGTCATTGCGACCCACGAGAGGGCAAAAGGCTAAAGCTTATGGGCGTGAAGTCAGGAGTACCTGATCTGTTCCTGCCTGTGGCAAGGGGCAAAAACAAAGGGCTGTTCATAGAGCTCAAAGCAGAGAATGGCAAGCCCTCAGATAATCAGATGTGGTGGTTTGCGGAGCTTGGCAAGCAGGACTATTTAGCGGCGATATGCTACGGCTGGAAGCAGGCGGCTGATATGCTGATGCACTATCTTGGCGGTGATGATAATGCTGGTCAAAACTGAGGTTATAAAGAAAGCAGACGAGCTGAACAGAATGGCGGCGAAGCTTCTTCCACTGCCAGAGGGGCTGACACAGGTGGAACAGCTTTTGTATAAGTCGCTTTGCATTGTGTATCGAGAGTTCAGAGCAGGGCAGATAGACAAGAAACAGGCGCTTGACGAAAAGCAGGAACTATACAGGGCATACATCAATGGGGCTTATGCACTTGACCTATGGCAGACATATGGGGAATATGCTAAGGTGTTTCAGAAGCATCAGTACGAGATACACCATGACGGCTGCGAGGTTTGTAAGCGTCTTAATGATATCCTATGTGGTATGGGGGAGGGGCAAAGCCGATGAAACACACTGACCACACCCTATGCTGGCACTGCCGCCACGCAGTGCCGACAAAGGATAAGATAACAGGAGAATACCTCACAGGCTGTGCATGGTCCATAGACCGCAGACCGGTTAAGGGGTGGAGGACGTGTCAGCACAGAATATATGAAGCGCAAAAGGGCGGTATGTTGCATTCATACACTGTGACTGAGTGTCCGAGATTCGAGGAGGGGTAAAATGTTAAAAGCAAAGCCGATTGAATTAAAAGATGCGAATGAGTTTGTAAAAACGTTTCATAGACATCATCCGCCAGTTTATCGTGACAAATTCAGAGTGTCTGCAACCGATGGTAAAAAGGTAGTTGGCGTTGTTCAAATTGCGAGACCCATTTCAAGGGTTTTAGATGACGGAAAGACAGTTGAAGTGGTTAGGCTTTGTACTGACGGGACAAAAAATGTTTGCAGCTTTTTATATTCAAAGGCTGCAAGAATCGCTAAAGAAATGGGGTATGAAAGAATTATTACATATATTTTAGAAAGCGAAGTTGGATGTTCCTTGAAGGCTTCGGGGTGGGAATTCTGCTATATATCCAAAGGTCACAAATGGTCTTGCCCTTCAAGGCCAAGACAAACGACATCTCCGGATTGCGACAAGCAACTTTGGCAAAAAATTTTGAAGGGGGATTAACATGACAAAAATAAAGCCTGAATACATTTTTCCACTATTGCTGATACGGCTGTTGACGTGAATGGTATCGGTATTAAAATGGACGGTATTGCCAGATGAAAAATGAATATTACAATTTGAGGAGGGATAAAAGTGAAAAGCTATGAGGAGCGTACCAAAGACAATGAACAGAAGATAGCGGCTTTCCAAACTAAGCAGAAAATGCCGTATGAGTTCAAGGTCAAATACGCTGAGGTCAGAGTAAGGGAGTTCATTCGTGAATGTGACAAAAGAAATCTGAATACGCACATATCGGTAGGCGGACTTGACAGCATAACGCTTTTGAAATTTATACATGATTACTGTGGTTTCAGTTATGTTCCAGGTGTATCGGTATCTAGTCTTGAAGACAAATCTATTCAGCAGATACACGAGCAACTTGGAGTGATAAAGTTAAGCCCATACAAGTCAAAAATAGATATCATACGGGAATATGGTTTTCCTGTACTATCAAAAGAAACAGCCGCAAAAATAGAACTGCTTGCACACCCTACGGACAAGAACAAGACAGTTCGTCACGCTATCATAACGGGTGAAACGGGAGAGTATGGCGGTTTTCGCAAACATACAAGAATGCAGCTTTCTCAGCGCTGGCTTGAACTGTTTGGCGGTTACGAAAATGAAAACGAGGGTGTTGACTACAAGATACCGCCGTTTAAGGTATCATCACAATGCTTTTTCTGGATGAAAGAAAAGCCGTGTGATGATTGGGCAAAGCAACACAAGAGCGTGCCGTTCTTAGGACTTATGGCAAGCGAGGGTGGCAGACGTGAAAAATCGCTAATGCTTAACGGCTGCAATTACTTTGGTAAAAGCACGATACGTTCAGCACCATTTGCTATATTTACAAGGCAGGACTTGCTACAACTTGCACTTGACCTGAATGTGCCTGTGCCTACAATCTATGGCGAGATAAAACGTGACTTTGATGGAAAACTTTGCACAACAAAAGCTCAGCGTACAGGCTGTTCAATGTGCGGTTTCGGCATACATATGGAACAGCGCCCTCACCGATTTGACAGGCTTCGTGAAAGAAATGAAAAAGAGTGGGATTTCTGGATGAACAAGTGTTGTGAAGATGCTGACGGCACAAAGTACGGCTGGGGAAGAGTTCTTGACTATATCGGCGTTGAATGGCGTGACAGAGTATTTGACATGAAAAATAACCAGCTTAGCTTGTTGGATATTGAGGAGGGATAGCCTATGGAAAGAAACGACCCAATGACCATGCCACGCCTGAAAGCCTACCGCAGGAACGCCTCAGCCATTGAGGACATCAAGGCAGAGCTTTCAGGCAAGTACGTTGCTGACAGTATCAGCGTATGCACTCCGCCGTCCTACACACCACACAGCACACGCATAGACGGCTTTCTACCAAGCGGTGATACACTTTCATTGCTGTGTGAGCAGGCACGGTTAGAGCGTGAGCAGAGGGCTGTGGAGGAATTTATCAAGGGGATAGAGGACTATCAGACACGGCGAATGTTCGCGCTGAAATTCATCAAGGGTAAGACGTACTTGCAGATAGCTATGCAGGTTAGTGGTGGGAGAATGTCGGAGAGCGGAGTGCGAATGAAAATTCAAAGATATTTGCAAGAAAAGTGAAAGTTGTGCGGTTTGTGCGTTTTACCTGTGTTATAATTTAAACTGAGGGAAGTGTAGATGTACCTCAGACTTGTACTTTCATTGAAGTCACCTCCAATTTTCTAAGCCCCGTAAGGGGCTTATGCAGAGCGTGAGTGCATGAGCTTGCGGTCTGTTCCATACGGTCAGTTGGTTGCCCGGAAAAGCCAACACATAATATTTGAACCGCCGCCAAGCTTTCGGGCTTCGGGCGGTGTATGCAGGTCGAGAGCGTGCCAGCTCAACATCTGCTCCACCATTTACAAAACTCCTTATAATATTTTCACAAGGGCGGCTGCATTTTGCGGTCGCTTTTGCGTTGTGTCGCAAAAAGTTCATAAATGTCGAAAACTTGAAATATTGCATAAAATAAGCAAAATGATTTTGTGCAGTAGGGAGAACTTTTGTTTATAGCCTTGATATTTTATGCTTTATATGCTAATATATAGAAAATGAACAAAAGGAGGTTCTAAAATGGAACTTAGCAGAAAAGACAGAATAATACTTTTTAATCAGTATGAGATACTTAAACGCCTTGATACTGATAGCGCTGAACAATATGAGATATATCAAGATATTCTTGCACAGGGGTTTGAATATGAATATGACGATATAGGTCCGTCGTTGTTTGAAGTGCCACAATCAGTTTCCGAAAAAGTGTATGAAATTTTAGGTATGTTTAGACGTATGGTCTTCTCTTTTGACAATCTTGAAGATGTGACAGGCCTAGATCGTGAAGACTATATGTTCAGAGGCTTTGACGGAAATGAAGAAACAGAACATTATGTTTACGCTAAATGGCTTGTGAAAAATAATCACAAGTTTGAGGAATTTGAAAATTGTGAGTTTAATAGCCATTGGAACATATTGCCTAGGTATGAAGAAATGCTTGAAAGATTTTATGAAGTTACAAAGGATAAAGAAAAAGGTATTTATTCAACGAACTTATCTGCTGATGAATTAAATTATATCATTGACAAAAAATAATCTTACGAACTGCTACAACAATGTGGCAGTTCTTTTTATATCAAAATCTCAGAAAGGACGGTGCCCTCATGACAGCACGGCAAAAGAAATTTGCAGAATACTATGCTCAGAGCGGCAACACCGTTCAGAGTGCTATAAAGGCAGGATACAGCGAGAAGTATGCGAAAGCTGACGCCTGCAAAATCCTAGATAATCCTAGTGTTGCGGAATATATCCGTGTGCTGTCCGAGAAAGCTCAGGACGAGCGTATAATGACCGCAAAGGAGAGGCAGGCACTCTTGTCTGATATCGCAAAGGACGGCAAGAATGACCCTGCTGACCGTATCAGAGCCGTCGATACCCTCAATAAAATGACAGGAGAGTATGTGGCTAAGATACAGGCGGAGGTCAAGACCTCTGAAAAGCTTTCAGACGTTTTCGCTCAGATAGGCGGTGAGGGGCTTGACGAGTAAGTTTCCCCTGTCGCAGAAGTATATGGACTTCATCAACAGCGTTCGGGGTGTGTCTGCGGATTTTCTTGAGGGGACTACCGCAAGCGGCAAAACAACTGTGGGCGCAGGCATAAAGTTCATGCGTATGGTGTCGGCAAGCCGAAAGAAGCTTCACGTCATTGCCGCTAAGACTACGGGCAAGGCTGAGGAAACTATCATTCAGCAGGATAACGGCATTCTTGACCTGCACACCAATGCTCGGTACTTCGGCAACGGTGATAAGGACTACAAACTGCCGCATATCAAGTTTGAGGGCAAGATAATCTATGTTCTGGGATATGATAACAAGGATAAGTGGGAAATGGTGCTGGGCGCTCAGTTCGGCTGCGTTTATATCGACGAGATAAATACCGCTGATATCGAGTTTGTCCGTGAGATGTCAACCCGTAACGATTACCTTATGGCGACCCTCAACCCTGACGACCCCTCACTACCTGTGTACAAAGAATTTGTAAACCGCTCACGTCCGTATAGTAAGTACGCCTGTGACGTGCCTGCGGAGATAATGAAAGAGCTTACAGAAGAACCTGTACCCAATTGGCGGTACTGGTTCTTTACTTTTCGTGATAATCTTTCACTTACTGATGAGGATATCAAACGGAAAATGGCTGCCGCTCCGAAAGGCACAAAGCTGTATAAGAACAAGATACTCGGTCTGAGAGGACGTGCAACAGGGCTTGTGTTTGACCTGCAAAAGCGAAATATCTTGACAGCAGAGCAGGCGAAAGCTTTCAATTATGTGTACTTCTCAGCCGGACTTGACACCGCTTACTCGCAATCCTCACCTGATACCATAGCATTCACCTTTGTGGGCATAACGGCTGACAGAAAATGCGTTACTCTTGACGAGGAAGTGTATAACAATCGTGACAGACAAGTGCCTCTCACACCCTCTGACATACCAAAGATATTTACAGTATTCTTGGAGAAAAACCGCAGGACGTGGGGCTTTGCACGAGATGTGTATATCGACAGCGCAGATCAGGCGACCATACTTGAATGTCAGAAGTTCGGGCGGCTCACAGGCAGCATATATAATTTTATCCCGGCATTCAAGAAAACGAAAATAATCGACCGAATACACTTGCAGTCAGCTTGGCTGGCGGCAGGTGATTTTTATATCCTTGAGCATTGCAAGGAGTACGCAGACGAGCTTAACATATACAGTTGGAAGGAGGATAAGGCTGAGCCTGAGGACGGCAATGACCACCTTATCAATTCCTGTCAGTATGCTTGGCTGCCGTATCGTGACAAGATAGGAAGTGTGAAGATTGACTAAATTCAGCATAGGAAGCAAGGTGAAAAATATGATAAGAAACTGGCTTGATATCCAGCCTGCACCCGAATACAGCATAACTATAACAGAGAAAACAGGTTTTATGACAGATGTGATAAGGTCGCAGCTTTGGTATCGTGGTGACGCCGCAGAACTTTCACAGTTCTTTCGTCAGCTTAACTTAGGCACAAATTCATTCTGGAGCAGTGTCCCCGAGAATGAAAAGATACGCAAGATACATAGCGGTCTGCCTGCAATAATTGCCGATACGCTTTCATACATTGTCTATTCTGATATGGACGATATCAAGGTCACAGGGGACAAAGCAAAGGCTGACTTTGATAATATTTCCGAGCATATAGACTTCACAGAGCTGACAGGCAAGGCGGTAGTTACCGCCCTTGTTGACGGCGACGGAGCTTTCAAAATATCTGTGGATACTGAGCTTTCTGATACGCCGATAGTCGAGTTTATCGGTGCTGACAAAGTGGAGTATAACTTTGTGCGAGGTCTGCTGAACGAGGTCGTTTTTCATTCTGTGCATTATGCAGGCTCAAAGAGATTTCACCTTGAAGAGCATTATGGCAAGGGATACATAGAAAGCCGTCTGTATGACGATAACGGTCACGAGGTCGGCTTGGACAACGTGCCTTGTCTTGCACAGATACCGCCCCGAACTGAGTTTGAGGGCGAGTATATAATGGCTGTGCCGCTGAAATTCTTTTCATCACGAAAGTATCCGAACAGGGGCAAGAGCATTTTTGACGGCGGTAAGTCTGATTGCTTTGACGCTTTGGACGAGGTGATCTCACAATGGTGGGACGCTATCAGAGCAGGCAGGGTAAAGCAGTATATCCCCGAAAGCATGATACCTAGAGATCCTGCAAGCGGCAAGCTTAAAGCACCAAATCAGTTTGGCAACAGTTACATAAGCATTGACCCACCGCTTTCGGCAGAGGGTGCAGCGCCTAAGATAGAAGTAGTTCAGCCTGATATCAAGTATGAAGCGTTTGTGGCAAGCTATACAAATTGCCTGCTTATGTGTCTGCAAGGGCTTGTATCTCCTGCCACGCTTGGCATAGATGTTGGCAAGATGTCGAGTGCGGACGCTCAGCGAGAGAAGAAAGACGTCACAGGCAACACCCGAAATACTATCACAACGGCTCTTGAAAAGGCTCTGCCGCAGCTTGTTTCTGCGGTGCTTATGACCTATGACAATATGCAGGACAAAGCCCCTGAGACTTATGAGGTGACAGTTGACTTCGGCGAGTATGGTGCGCCTGACTTTGACAGCAGAGTTGAAACTGTGGGCAAGGCAAGCACGTATGGTATTATGTCAGTTGAAACGCAGGTGGAGGAGCTGTGGGGCAGTTCTAAAGAGGACGATTGGAAAGCCGCAGAGGTCAAGCGGATAATGCAGGAAAAGGGGCTTACTGAGGGTGAGCCTACTGCGGTAGGTGACGAGTACGGTCCTCGCCCGGACGGGGCATTATAGTTTCCGTACATTTGAATTTGTTTAAACCCTGTTGCTATCAACTACTTGGAGGTGGTCAGTATTCTCAGCTTCAAAGACATCGCAAAGATATTTGAGGAGATAGAGCTAAGGCTCATATCTTCACTGAAACGCAATCTCAAAAGGCACAAGGCGGAGGAACAGCGTTACGGCTTTGAATGGTCTGCTTGGCAGGCTGAGAAACTGAAAAATATGGAGAACTTCCGCCGTGAAAACCTCGACATTATGAACGAGTACGTTGACGTTATCGACGATCAGACAAGACAGCTTATGACGGAGCAGTTTCAAGAGGGTCAGCAGCAGGCACAAAGGAGCGCCCAGGAGTTTTCTGACGAGCCTATAACACCTATCCCCGACAAGCATTTCTTTGGCGTGAACGAAAAGAAAATGGCAAAGCTTATGGAAGACGTCACCACCCTTGAAAAGACCGCTGAAACAGCCGCTCTGCGAATGACAGACGATATTTACAGGCAGACTTTGAATAGGGTACAGCTTGCAATGGGAACAGGCTCTATGACGCTTAACGAGGCTATCGACCTTGCCACAAGGGACTTCCTCGACAAGGGCATAAACTGTATCGTATACGCTGACGGCAAGCGAGTGAACATTGCCGACTATGTGCGAATGGCTCTTAGGACAACGTCCACAAGGGCAGCGTTGCAGGGTGCGGCGAAACGCTTTGCAGAGCTTGGCTATGATACTGTGCTTGTGTCACAATACGGAGGCTGTTCAAAGACCTGCGAGCCTTGGCAGGGGCAGGTGTACATTGATGATGTGTTCACAGTATGGGAGGGTGAAAAGGACGAGTTTCAGGGCAAGTCAAATTACTGCGGTGAGTGGTTTTGGCTGCTGTCATACGCCGTAAAGAACGGGCTTTTCCACCCGAACTGCCGTCACACAATGACGCAGTATATACACGGCAGAACGCAGATACCTGAGCCGATACCGGCGGAGAAGATAAAAGAGCAGCGAGAGCTTGAGCAGAAACAGCGTGCAATGGAACGGAAAGTCCGCAAGTTAAAACGCTTTGCGGCAGGCACCTGCGACCCTGATACAGCAAAGGAATACCGCCGAAAACTCAGGCAGGCTCAGCAGGAATTAAAGGCGTTCGTTGAGGAGCATAATGAGGTGCTGCATAGGGATTATGACAGGGAGAAGTATTATGGCAGTGGTGTTGACAAAAACGTAAAAAGTGATATAATAAAAAACAATAAGTGTGAAATTACCCCTGACAAAATCAATAAGTTCTTTTTGAAACCAAATGCAAAACACTCAGAGGAATTTTTCAGTGTTGGCTATAAAACAACAGATTTTGAACTTCTTGACAAGGATTTAAAGGCTTGCTTTGATTATAGCAAAGCGGTCGATAAAGTTGTTTCTGATAGTGGCGTTGAAAGATTTAGTATATTTGCTGAGTTAGGAGTAAACGAAAAGAAACGTTTCAGAACAGTTTGGCAAAAAGATACTCCTGAGAGTATCCCACGCATTATAACTGCACATAGAGAGGATGAGCGATAATGTTTGAATTATATGACAAAGTAAAGATCAAGTCAAATAGCATAGTCGGAACTATTATTGACAAATCAAATATTAACGGCAAAACGAACTATGTTGTTGAAAGTGATACAAAAGGAACAGCAGGTGGTTATGGTGGCGAATGGAAGCTGTATGACTGCAATGAAAATGAAATCGAAAAGATGTAAATAATTCTACCGCTCCGCTACGGCGAGGCGGTATTTTTATACCCAAACATCGGAACTAAGCACCTTAACGGGTGCTTTTTTCATACACAAATTCAAGAAAGCGAGGTCAGAAAATGGACGAGAAAAAGAAACTCCCTGATGAGGAAGAGAAGAAAACTCCCGATACTCACGAGGAGAAAAAGGACGAGCCAAAGGCTGAGGAAAAGCCTGCGGACAAGGCAGATGAGAACTCTGCCGACAAGGAACAGCCTGCGGTGGACGATAGTCAGGCTGACGAGAACGGTGAGGGTGCTGATAAGCCTGCGGAAGATAAGCAGGAACAGCCAAACGAGGATAAGCCCGACAAGCAGGACAATGCCGAGAACGCACCTGATGAAAAGGACCAGGAGATACTCAGACTCAAAACTCAGATAGCCGCTATGCAGCTTGGTATCAAGCCCGACTGTATCGAGGACGCTGTTGCGGTGGCTGAAAGCTATGTGAGAAACGGCAGTCAGCAGGATATCAACGCCGCCCTTTCTGCGGTTGTGAAGAAGTATCCAGATATGAAAGGCGAGGGTGGCAAAAAGTCCGACGGCAAAAAGCAGGGCGGTTTCAAGGTCGGTGCAGGATCTTCGGATACTGATGAAAAGAAGTCACAGAGCAAACCAACAGCGCAGAAACGCTGGAACAAATTCAAGTAAAAACAGGAGGAATGAATCATGCCAAATCTTAATTATGCAGAAGTATGGAATCCCGAACTCTTGGAGATAAGGATCCAGGAAACACTGTCAAGCCCGTTCATCACACAGAACGTTAGGTGGCTAGACGCAAAGACTTTCCACTTCACACAGATGTCAACATCAGGCTACAAGAGCCACAACAGAAACGGCGGTTGGAACACAGGTAAGTACGTTCAGACGGACGTGCCTTTCACACTCACACACGACCGTGATGTTGAGTTTCTTGTGGATAAGGCTGACGTTGACGAAACGAACTCATCAGCGTCTATCAAGAATATCTCAGAGGTATTCGAGAAAACACAGTCCGCTCCCGAAACGGACGCTCTGTTCTTCTCAAAGACAGCTCAGAGAGCGGCAGAGCTTGAGGGCTATCACTCATCAACAGCCGCTTCATCATACACAAAGGGTAACGTGTTCGACAAGCTCAAAGGCTTTCTTTCAGCAGGCAAGCTGAGAAGATACAAGTCTAACGGCTCGCTTATTATGTATGTGACTTCCACAATTATGGACCTGCTGGAGCAGTCTGACAAGTTCACACGAAAGATAGAAATGACGCAGATCGCAGAGGGAGGACTTGGTCTTAGAACAAGAGTGACCGACATTGACGGTGTGCCTATCATGGAGGTCATTGATGATGAGCGTTTCCATGACCGCTTCAACTTTGACCCTGAGGACGGCGGCTTTGAGCCTTGCGCTGCAAGCTATGTAAAGACCGCTGATACCGATATCGTGAGCGGCAAGGAGTATTACACCGAATCAAGCGGCTCTTACACTAAGGTATCAGGCACACCGAGCAAGTCTGCACTTGATACATACTATGAAAAGGTCGCAGGCTCACATAAGATCAACGTGCTTATCGCAACACCTGAGACCACAAAGATAGTGCCTAAGATCAACAGCATTTACAGCTTTGCTCCGGGCGGACACACAGAGGGTGACGGCTGGCTCTATCAGAACAGAGCGTTCTCAGATGTTTTCACTTTCCCGAACGGCAAGGACGGAAAGATAGACAGCATTTACGCTGACGTTGACACAGCAGAGTACAGCGAGTAAGGGGTGAGGGATATGTACCTCACCTCTACTGAGTTTTGCAATATCTGTCCTGAGTGTGATATCTCCGAAGAACAGTTCTCGGCTATTCGGCAAAGAGCTGAAAGCGATATCGACACGCTGACTTTCAACCGCATAACAGCAGAGGGCATTGACAGCTTTACAGACTTTCAGAGAGAGCGTATAAAGCGTTCCACAGCCTTGCAGATGAAATTCATCTATGACAATTCGGAGCTGTTAGAAAGCCCTCTGAGCGCTTACAGCATAAGCGGAGTTTCAATGTCATTCGATAAGTCAAAGGTGGTATCTCTTGACGGCGTTATCACAACACGTCAGGTCTACAATGTGCTTATGCAGACAGGACTATGTTACAGGGGGCTGATGTGATGAAGTTTCCTCAGCTTGTACCTGAAAGGGTATGCAAAACGCCCTGCAAGGTCTATCGAACGGATGGACTTAATCGTGACGGCTCAAAGAAGCAGACGGTCATATTTGAGGGCAAATGCTTTCACTCTGAGAAGTCAAGGCAGAAATTATCCGCAGAGAAACAGCTTATAACCTTGTCAGGCGAGGCTCTTTTCTGCGGAGATATAGCCCCCGATAATGCTGTTATAGAGGGCTATGCGGTCATAGGCGGCAGGACGTACAAGATATATGGCTCTGAGAAAGCCAAAGACCCTGACGGCAGGGTGAATTACACAAGATTGGAGCTGATATAGTGGGCATTGAAATAAAGCTTGATATGCAGGCGATAAAGGCTATCGAAGACGCTGCTGTGAAGTCTGCTGAGGTGGCTATGGAGCAGGTGAGGACAGACCTTGTAAGTGCTCAGACAATGCCGTTCGATACAGGCGATATGCAGAATAATCAGACCTTTGTCCACTCTGACGAAAGCGGTGCAAGTCTTGTGACAGGCTCTCCGCAGGCAAGACGTTTGTACTATCACCCTGAGTATCATTTTCAGAAAGGCAATAACCCTAACGCAGGTGCGGCTTGGCTTGAATCATATATCACAGGCAGTAAAAAGGACCTTGTCAAGAATGAGTTTGTGGCAGAGTTCAAAAAGAGGACAGGCGTATGACTTTACTTAACATAGCGGATATGCTGAGCGATATTCTTGACTTGCAGGACGTGTATGCAGGCACTATTGACGGCAACCTTGATAAGTGCATAGGCGTGTACAACGCAAAGACCTCAAAGCCGCAGCGTATCTGCATAGGCGGAAAAGCCTGCACAAAAACACTTGAAAAACATATCTCGGTGCTTATTCATTGGACTGATACTCCCACGCAGGCAGAGATAAAGGCTCAAAGCGTTCTTGATATCCTATCCGATATCCGTCAGTATAAGGCTGACGGCTTTATGGTAAAGTACCTCGAATGCAAAGAGCCTGTTTCTGTTGGCAGGGACGAGCGAGGCGTGTGTGAATATGTTATCGAGGCAACAGTATATTACGAAAGGAATGAATGAGTATGGCAAACACAACAGGAGTTTATCCCGTATATGACAACCAGTTCAAGATAGACAAGACAGGCGGCGACGGTTCGACAGAGAGCAATCTTGTGACTATTGCCGATATGGAGAGCTTTTCAGTATCCATTGACGGCAATATCGAGGAGTGGAAGCCTTTTGATCAGCAGGGGTGGACAAGACGTTTGCTCACTGGTAAGTCTATCACTATCAGTATCTCAGGCAAGAGAAACGTCGGTGACGCAGGCAATGACTACATCGAGAGCCTTGCACTCAAAACAGGTGCTGCGGCGACCACAACCCTTGTGTGGAATTTTCCAAGCGGAGCAAAGCTTGTTATCAAGGGCGTTGTCAGCGTAACAGAATGGGGCGGCGGAGATTCGACAGCAGTTGCACCGCTTGCGTTCGACTTTGCCTCTGACGGCAAGCCTGAGTTTACTGAGGCAGCAGCATAAACAACAATATTTGACAAGAAAAACTATCTGTGATATAATAACTTTGGGTACTGCAAATAACGGTAGGCGGTTTAAATAATCCTCCAAAAGCCTCATGGCTAAGGAGGTGAGCGACACATGAGCGTTATGGAAGTCTTAACTTTACTTCTACTTATAACAAACATAATTGGGCTTGTGCTCAATGTCTGCAATAAAAAGAAATAACCGCCCTTCTGCCAAAGGACGGTTATAATTTAAATTGACCAACCGGAGGTAAACCGCTTATCGCAGTACCTCTCTTTATGTTCATTATATCACAGCAAAACAATAATGTCAAGCACTTCGTTCACATCGGGGTGCTTTTATTATGCACAAAAACAGAAAGGATAATAACTATGGCAAAGATGTATACACTCGACAGCAAGCTTCTTACAGGTACACCTGAGATAAGAGTGGGCGACAAGGTCTACCCTGTGGACGACAGGCAGAAAACTGTCAAGAAGATACTTGACATCTGCGACAAGAACGCTGAAAAGAAAGATCTTGATATGATAGACGAGGTTTTCAAGCTTGCGTTTGCACCAAAGGACTACAAGGAGATAGAGGCAATGAATATGCCTTGGGCGGCATATCAGCAGCTTTTCACTCTTGTTATCTCAGCGGTAACAGGCGAGGACGCAGAAAAGACAGAGGCTCGATTTCCGCAGGAAAACGCAGAGTAAGTTTGAAGAAAACTGGTACGATCTTGACTATGACCGAGAGCTTATCATACAATCCATTGCAAAGCAGTACAATATCCTGCCCTCAGAGCAGGAAAATCTGCATTACAGCGATTGGTACAGGCTCGTTGCAGGGCTTATGCACGATACGCCGCTGGGTCAGATAGTTCGTATCAGGAGCGAGGACAACAAGGATATCATAAAGAATTTCGACAGGTATGAAAAGCAAATACGCTCAGAGTGGACGGCGTTCAGAAGTCAGAAAGCAAGAGAAACGTTCACAGAGCAGGACAAGCTTGAAACTGCGAGATACTTTGAGAGGCTGTTCAAGGGAATGTTCGGAAAGGCAGGTGATAAGTAATGGCAGACGGAGCAAGTGTTGGTATTATATCTCTTGACCTTGTGATAAAAAACAAGGTGCAGGAGCAGCTTGACAAGATATCTGCAAGCATACAGAACGGTTTTTCAAAGCCAGTAGAGCAGGCAGAGAAAGCTGTTGAGAACGCTATGGATAAGACCACTAAAGCCATAGACGAGGGCTTTGGCAGTGCGTCGGAGATCGCTCAGAAGAGTATGCAGGAGGCTGTTGAAAAGGCAATGGCTGAGTATGATAAGCTGGGCAAAAAGGCGCAGGAAGCGGCAGGACAGACAGATAATATCAAGCCTAAAACTGTTCAGGTGAACTATGACCCTGAGTATGACACTACAAAGGTCGAAGCTGAGGTCAATGAACTAACGGATAAGATAGTTCAGAAAATGCAGGACAAGACTAAATCAAGTTCTGCGAAGATAAGTCAGACAGCAGCGGAAACGGCAAACAAGTCAGCCGAAAGCGTTTCAGAGCAGACAACAAAAATGGACGATATTATTGCAGGCTTTGCTGAAAGTGCCGTGCAGAAAATAAAGACTGTTGCAGGCAGGATAAAAAGCGGTATCGGCTCAGCCGTAAGCTTTGCAGGCAAGGCGGTGAAGTCAACTCTCGGCGGAGCTTTTAGGACAATGCGTTCGGCAGGCTCGAAGGCTGTTGACGCAGTTAAATCCAAATTCAGCAGGCTTAAAACAACTATCGACAGCACTTCAAAACCGCTGAGCAAGTTTACACATTCGCTCAAATCTGCGGCAAAAAGAGTGTTCTTAATGGTAGGCGTGCTTGTTTTGCTGAAAGGAATACGTTCCGCTGTTGCAAACGCTGTTTCAGGCAACGAAGAATTTGCCAAGTCCTTAAACGAAATAAAAGCAAACCTCACCATAGCTTTCACACCGATAATGAACACAGTAATGCCGTATCTCAATACGCTTATGACGGGCGTAGCAGTGGCGACAAAAACTGTGGCGGCGTTTATCTCTGAGCTTTTCGGCACCACCTATCAGAAGTCCTTGCAGGCGACAAAGCAGGCACAGAAGTCAGCGGAGAAGATAAAGAAAACTCAGGACACTTACCTTGCGGACTTTGACGTTGTAAGAGTTGCACCAGATCAGAGCAAGTCCGATACAGACAGTTCAGAGGGCGGCATTGATTACTCAGCCATAAACGGCGACAACGTTCAGCTTCCTGATTGGGCGGAGCGTATGAAAGACGCCATTAAGTCGGGCGATTGGGCAGGAGTTGGCTCTCTTGTGGCTGAAAAGGTCAACGGAGCTTTCGCATACATCAACTGGGACGGTATTCAGAAAAAGCTGAATAGCTTTGTGGATAAGCTTACAGACGGTCTGAACAGCTTTATTAACGGCGTTGATTGGACAGGTCTTGGGGACAGCTTCGGCGGAGGCATAAACACAATTTTTGGCGCAGGATACCGCTTTATGAAGAAGTTCGATTGGGCAGGCTTCGGCAAGGGTACGGCTAATTTTCTTAATGGCGGTATAAAGAAAACGAATTGGTCGCTTATCGGCAAGACCCTTGCTTCAAAATGGCAAGCTATCATCGACTATCTTTATTCGTTCGTTACCACCTTTGATTGGTCGGGCTTTGGCTCGTCCATAGGAACTTCTGTGAACGGCTGGTTTGATGAGATTGATTGGGGCAAGGCAGGAACGACTATCTCTGAGGGCGTGAAAGGTCTGCTTGATACGGCAATAAATTTCCTGCAAACTGTAAATTGGCGGGGCATAGGTGAAAAGCTGTGGACGTTCATTTCTACAATAGATTGGAGCGGCATTGCCACAAAGCTTTTCAAGGCGATAGGCTCAGCTATAGGCGGTGCGGTATCGGTGCTGTGGGGCTTTATCAAGGACGCTGTTTTCAGTATCCGTGACTACTTTACGGAGAAGATACAGGACTGTGGCGGTAATATCGTTGAGGGGCTTTTCACAGGTATCGTTGACGCTTTCAAGGACATAGGCACTTGGCTTTATGACCATGTTCTTACACCATTTATTGAGGGCTTCAAGAACTGTTTTGGTATTCACAGCCCTAGTAAGGTCATGGCTGAAATGGGCGGATATATTGTACAAGGTCTGTATAATGCCGTATCTGAGGGTATTGCAAAGATAAAGGAGATCTTCACAAAGCTTCTTAACGCTGTCAAGGGCGTTTTCAAAGGCATAGGCAAGTGGTTCAAAAAGACCTTTTCAGACGCTTTCGGAGGCGTAAAGACCATTCTCAACGGTATTATAATGTTCGTAAAAGGCATTTTCACAGGTAGCTGGAAGAAGGCTTGGCAGGGTGTAAAGAAGATCTTCAAAGGCGTGTGGGATACGCTTTACAGCGTTGTGAAAGCACCTATAAACCTAATTATCGGTGCAGTAAACAAAATGACCAGTGCTATTGAAAGTGCGGTCAACTGGATAATCGACGGCATTAACAGCCTGAGTTTTGATGTGCCTGATTGGGTGCCTGGCATAGGCGGAGAAACCTTCGGCTTTGACCTTGACACAATAAGCATACCTGAGATACCAAAGCTTGCCACAGGCGGACTTGCGACAGAACCGACCCTTGCAATGGTGGGCGATAACAGGAACGCAAAGGCAGACCCGGAGGTAATCTCACCTCTGAGCAAACTGCAAGGTATGCTTGATAACGGCAAGCTTGACGAGGTGTTAAGGGTGCTGAACGCTATACTTGATTGGCTGAAAGCTTATGATCCTGTGTTCTTCGGAACAGTTGACAGCAAGGTGCTTTTCAAGTGTATGCAGGACAGCAACAATCAGTATAAACGTAAGACGGGAGTGAGTGCATTTTGACAGGAACATTGCTAAAGATAAATGGCGTGTGGGTGACAGACCCTGACCCTGATAGCTGGAGCCCTGTAAACTGTTATGAGTGGACGGCAGGCTCAGGACGAGTGAATACAACAGGTCTGTTTGTGGGTGCAAGAAAGTTCTGCAAATACAAACTGCCCTGCAAGTGGACAATGCTTCCTGTCGCAGATTCAGCCGAGATACAATCCCTTATCGAGGACGGACCCGACTTTGCAGAGCTGGAGTTTTGGCACAATGGCAAGTATTATTCTATATCCGCCAACGCAAGCGACTATGTACCGCAGGGGCTTGTCAGACTTGACGGTGGTGAGTATTACAAGAGCTGTACTGTCACATTCGCAGAGCGTTAGGAGGGCATATGTACACCATAGCAAGCAATGAGATAACAAGCAGGATAGAGAGTTACAAAGCCTTGTGGGGTATGTGGATAGAGGACGCTCAGAGCGGAGAACCTGTGGCATATGATGGCATTCAGAACGTTCAGACGGACATTCAAGCAACATCTCTGAGTGATGATATAGAGCTTGGAGCTGTTTGCTCTCAGAGTGTGACGGCGGAGCTGGTTGACGACGGAACTAAGTATCTTGGGAATGAGTATGTTTTCAGTTTGTATATGAAAGACAGCTCGGCATTTACCACCTACTCCACCCTAGAAGCCTACACCTACGCAGAACTTTCAAAGCTGACAGTGGAGCAGATAAGTAAGCTTGGAGAGGTGCTTGGCGGCGAAAGAATACCCCTGGGGCGGTTCACCTGCGTGAAGTCGAAAAAGTCGGGCGGCAGTGTTCAGCTGACAATGGCGGATAGATTATATTTTTCCGACAAACCATATGTGCCGCATATCCCTATGCCAAACTGGAATAAAGCAGTCGAGGACGACATTTGCAGACAATTAGGATTGCAGAACGGCAATGACTATACAGAGGTGCGACTACTGCGTGATAAGAATGGCAGAAGGTTGATAGATAAGAACGGCAAGGTGCTGTACTCAAAGTATTTCTACTTCAAGGTCAGCTCTGCGCCAAAGGACGTGACCATGCGCCAGATGCTGTCTTACCTTGCCTCAGCTCAAGGGCAGTTTGGGTATGTTGACAGGTACGGAAAGTACGTACGAAAGTGGTATGGCAAGAGCGTGAAAACGTTGGATAACAACACGATAGATCTGCCAACACTGTCAGAAAGGCAGAACGTTATCGTGGGCATTATCTGCAAAGTCAGTGATGATGTAACGCTGTCGCTTGGTGTGACAGATACCACGCAAGGACGTGTGCTAGAATTTGAAAATCCGTACATGACCGAATCACTTTTGCAATCTCTGTGGCGCAGGATAGGAGGTTTTTCGTGGTACACCACTGAGCTATACCACAGACTTGGTGACCCACGTTTCGACATAGGTGACGTGGTGACTTACACCAACGGCGCAGACAGCTATGACATACCGATAACAAATTTAGGATTTACCTTTGACGGCGGACTGAGTGCTGATATTTCAGCGGTAGGTTTGTCGGTAGAAGAACAGCTTTAAAAAGGGGGTGAGATAATGGCTGATGAAAATTTGACATTGGCGCAGGATATCACTGAAAATGACTATCCTATGCAACACGCAGGCGAGGAAATCGATGAGATATTGAGCCGAGCCGGCAAGATACACTATGGCACTGTGGAACACAAAATGACGGTAGCAAATGCGCTGATGCGGATACCGCTTGGACTGACCTTTGCACCTAAGCAGGTAATAGCAACACTACGGCAGACAGACACACCAACACCATATCAGAACTACTGCACCCACGTTAGTGGCTCGGGAAAGTCGTACTATCTGAACGTCTGTATGGGTTCTAATAACGGGTCAACAGTGAAAACCGTGCCAACAGGAACATATTATGTTGATTATATTGCAATAGAGTAAAGAGGGGTGATTAAATTGACAATAACACTAAACACAGAGTATGACGTAGCCCTAAGCACCGCCCTGCTGGGCTATGTCGGTGAAACAAATGCCCGTCCTGTGTCTGTCGAAGGGCTGACAGTAGACGGCGCAGACCGCTATGTGCTGAATATCGACTATGGTGACGGCACTGTCTACGAGGTCGATATCACAGGTGGCACATGGACGCCAACAACAGATATACTGCGGTCAGCGCAGACAGTCAGCTGCCAGATAGCAGCTAAAAAACTGTCAGGGCAGGAGTATATTTTAGTAAAAAAATCACGCATATTCCGCCTGAGAATAGGTGCGGCTATAGGCAATAATGCAGTACCATCACCTGACGTGGCTGTGGACGCACTGGACCGCATAGCTGCCATAGG